CTACCAGTTACGTATGATCAGCTCGCCAGTGGGGCCGGATGAGCGGCCACTGCCGCCTACTGTGTAGTTGATGCTGACACGTTCGATCGTCAGCCCTGTGAACGCACTTCTCATCTCGGGAATGTCGTTCACTGAGATAACCATCCGACCGCGGATATTCCGTGCCATCTCGGCCATCCGTTCGTATTGCACCAAGTCAAAGCCGACGCCATAGCCTTCCGTGCCCCAGTAGGGTGGGTCGCAGTAGAAAAGGGTGTGCTTTCGGTCGTACTTCATGATGCACTCCTGCCAGTCCAGGTTCTCGATGTAGGTGCGGCTCAGGCGGAGGTGGGCAGCTGAAAGGCCTTCCTCCAGCCGGAGTAGGTTCAGCTTCGGTCCGCTGGTGGTGGAGATGCCGAACGTCTGACCGTCCACCTTGCCTCCGAAGGACATCTTCTGCAGATAGAAGAATCGCGCGGCGCGCTGGATGTCAGTCAGGGTTGCCTCAGGGGTCATTTGCAGCCACTTGTAGATCTGGCGGGAGGTCAGCGCCCATTTAAACTGCCGGACAAATTCTTCCAGATGGTGCTTGACCACGCGGTAAAGGTTGACGAGTTCGCCATGGATGTCGTTGATGACCTCGACCTTCACGGGCTTTTTCATGAAGTAGATCGCGGCTGCCCCACAGAAGGGCTCGACATAGCAGGTATGATCGGGGAAGAGCGGGAGGATGTTCTTGGCCAGACGGCGCTTGCCACCGATCCAGGGAATGATGGGCTTCGCGTTTTCCAGCATGTGCAGACCTCTTTCAAATTGCGAAAGCTGCCGGTAGGCTTGACCGTGCCGTGCACGGCGGGGTCGTGCCTTGGGTGGCTTGCAGGTGTGGTCTGCGAGCTGCTGACTGGAGGGGTGGGCCAACACCTCTCTGGTCGCCGGCCTCTTTTCTACGCTCTGTGCACCTGACTGTCTTTTAAGGTCGTTTGCAGCATGGAGTGATCGTCATGCGCATAAACCATGAGATCATGGGCATGCTGGATCGATGCCTGAGCATCGTCGTACGCAGCATCCATGACTGGCCGCTGGGCGCGGCTGCAACGCTACCATCAGTCCTCTTCAGTGACGCGCGCCTGCATGAAGCACTCAGCGCCGAGGCGCCGAGCATCACCCTAAAATCAGCCCACCTTCACCAAGGCGTTGTCTTTGAATGATCAAGCGAAGATCGCCGATCTCGGTGTTGTCACAGAACGCTGTGGCCTTGAGCGTAGCCGTGAATGACTGGGATCGGCTTATGTATCCGTGCTTGATGCGCACCTGGAGATAGGGGCCGACCTGCTCGGTTTCATGTCCGGCCCACCAGGTGTGAGCATAAGGATCAGACGGGTCTTCAGGCGCTGTCGGGGGCGGCGGGTTGATCTGCCAGGCATGTTCCCAGCGGATGCCTGCGGCATCGCCAAACGGGGTGGCCAAAAAGAGCCAGCTTTGGTGGGTGCGTGGATCCTCAAGATCCATCCAATAGGGTAAGTCACTCAGCTGGAGGATGGTCATGCGTCCGCGCTCATTGAAGATGGGGCGGCCTTGCTCATCTTCGCCATCGCTCAACCCAAGGTGCGGGATCACAAACTGATATTGATCCTTGGGGCCACCTTCGCCGAAGGGGTCGCTGTAGGCGAAGACGGGCACGGGTTGAATCAGCCAGCCGATATCGGCTGGAGCACATGGGCAGGTGGCCACGGTGAACGCCTCGCCGCAGCCGAGCTCGGCCAGGACCTTGCCTTGAGCATCCAGCACGCGCGCAGGGGCACACGTGCGCGTGAGGGTCAGGCCCATGTCGATATCACGCGCAGGCTCGATGTCTGTTCGCTTGCCAGGGAAGAAGCGCCGCTGGATCACACCGTCACCTCGATCTGCATGGGGCTGTAGCCTTGGGCCTCGACCAGTAACATGTGTTTACCGCGCGAGGCTTGGAAGGATACGCGACCGGCACCATCGGTAAGGCGGGTGGCGTGGCCATCCAGTGTGACCTCTGCGCCAGGCAGCGGATTGCCCAGGTCGTCGCGTATCGTGAAGGTGGCGACCCCGTTGGCATAGTCCACCGTGGCACCGGGCGGGATCACCGGTTCGTGGGCATTGGAGAGTGTGGCAAGCTCGATGCGCGGCGCCTCTCCGACCGAGGCAAGCACGCTGCATGCCGTGGATAGGTTGGCGGGATCAAAGTCCGCGCTCATCAGTCTGAACGCCCCGGTGACCGGGAGTGCGGGGTGCGCAAGGTGGACAAGGTCGCCAGGTTGCAGCCTGGTCTTGCCGGTGTAGGTGAAGCTGATTTTCCAGCGCGGCCTGGCCAGATGGGTCAGAAGTTTTCGACCAAGGATTTCCGCCTGCCGCGGTGATTTGAGCCATGGCGCCTGCCATTCGCGCTCGATGCGGCCGAAGGTCAGCATGGCCTCGGGCGCGATGAGTTGCACGGCCCGGCGCGGCTGACCTGTGGCGTGGTTGTGGTCATAGGTGATGCGCAGGAGGGTGACGATGTCGTCATGATCGGCCTTGGCCTGCGGATGGGTGCATGTGTGAGGATCGATGGTGGCACGGACGGGGGCAGCGTCATCGGAAAAGGGATCGAGCAGGACCCCATCCCGCGCGCCGAGTGACCAGGCCCCGCCGATGGATTGCACGATGGCATCCAGCGCGGCCTTGGTGGACAGGCCGGGTTGATCGAGCACGCCGCCGATCTCGATATCCGCGGCCTCCGAGCGCAGGCGATCCAGCACATCCGCGGGGACGTTCACGCCGGCCAAGGCCAGGATGTCTTCCAGCACCGTGGCAGGGCGGTCGAGCAGTGCGCCTGAGGGGGCGCGCTTGCCGCGCAGGGTGACCGCGAGCCGCTCGCCAGGCGCCAGCGGCTCGGCCAGCTCCAGCATGGCGACGGTCTTACCGGTCGAGTCTTGGGTGTGATGGAGCGCATAGCCCTGCGTGGGCGCATCGTCACGGGTCACGCGATCCACCCCGGCAATCGGGTGATCGGCCAGTAAGAACAGCGTGCCTTCGCGGTCGTATTGCACGGGTCTTAGGGTGACGCGCCCATAGACATGCGGCAGGACGCGCACGTCGGAAAAGGCGCCCCAGACGACGGAGGTGCGCAGCGGCAGGGGGTCGGTCAGTGGGGCGAGCTCTCCGGCCTCCAGGGTGAGGGCAGCGAGCGCGCCAAGCTCGATGGTGGCGATGGTGCCGGAGAGGAGGATGGCCCCGCCGTCGTCTTCGATCCGTGCCTTGCAGCGCACGGGTGGGAGGGCGAAATGGCGGCTGATCAGCCCATCGGCATTGTCGAGTTCGGCCGTGGCATGGCCGATCTCCGCACCGTAGAGACCGGGGATGGACAAGGGGCTGCGCAGCGGTAGCACCCGCGCCAGGCGCGGCATTTCGCCACGGTCGGCATAGCTGCGGGTCGGCTCGGCCTCGATGATCAGCTTCATGCGGCCCACCCAGCGAGGGGCAAGGTGACCGACAGCGACCGCTGCGCGGTATCGAGCGTCTGGAAGCGGTAGGCATCCTCGATCTCCAGCGCCTCGATGCGCACGCTGGCCAGGGCTGCGCTCTGCGGCTCATGGATGTGCGGTACCACGATCAGCGGCTCGTCCATGCGTTGCACGTGATCGATGAGCGCGATGAGCGCATCGAGCTCGGCCTGGGACAGATGCGCCCAGCGCAGGTCGGATCCGGTGGCAAGACCCAGCAGCATGGAGGATGCATTGAGGCCGCCGCCCATGATGCGTGGATACTCGCGACGCAGGCGGACCTCGGCCGGCTCCATGCTCGCAAAGGGCACTCCGGCCCAGAGCCATCCAATGCGCCCGCCCTGGGCCTGATCCACTCGAAGGCGCACATGGGTTACGCTCAGCACATCCGGCAGGGGAAGCACGCTGGTAAAAAGCGTGGGCATGGCATAGGTGGTGTAGCTGGTGCCGCCATCGGTCGACAGGTCCACCCATAGGCTTGCCCCCTCCGGCAGGCGCACCAGGCTGAGCGCGAGCATGGCGACATCGCGCGGCGTCGGCAAGGCAAGGGTCAGCTCGGCCGAGGCGCCTTGCCATCGCCAGCCGCGCTCGCGGGTCGGGCGCAAGAGGCCACGCGGGGCATGGGGCTGCTCGACGCGCATCAGATAGGTATCGCCTGCGATGAACGATGGCGCGGTGGCGGGTAAAAACTCGGCAAGCAGGCCATCGACCAGGGTGGCCCGCCCATCGGCGGGAATGTCCATCGGTGCACTCCATGTGCCGTCATCGCGCTGCCAGCGGAACTGGCCGGCCTCGATGCCGAGGCGGAAGCGATCGCCAAGCTCAAAGGGAATGCCGCCAGGCTGGATGCGTAAGGCCACCCCCGCCGCGCGGTAGCTTGCGCCCGTGGCTGGCAGCCGGTAATCCGGCAGGCGGCCCGACACCGAGCCCATGACATGCCAGGTCTGCGTGTCATTGCCATCCACCCCGCCGGTGAGCCAGGCGGCCTGCCCGCCCTGGAGGGTGATGATGGCCCGATCACCCACGTTATAGGGCTTCTTGCCATCCACCTGCCCGATGCTGAAGGTGAACTTGTCGCCTTCTTTCAGGCGCTCCGGACAGCCCACCGCCAGACCAAAGGCGAATTCCTTGGTGCTGACAAAATCCATCGGGCCACCGCTGCAGGCGCGCTTGGCCCCCACATAGACCGCGTTGTTGAACGCCGGGGCGTATTCACCGGTGGTTTCGACCCACCAGTACGAGTCACCCTTATCCTGCCAGCAGCGATCCCCGGATGCTGCGCTGCTGGCGTCAGATTTTGGGAGGATACCGGCCTCCAGACGGATGTTGTCACAGGTGGCGGCGTAGCGATCCAGATAGCGCGGGTTGGGCTTGCAGATGTCATCCTTGGCGCTGGCGAGCAACACCTCTAGGTCGCCTTTGACCTCATCCCAGAGCGCATCCCAGCGTGCAAGCGCCTGGGGGAACTCCACCACATCGCGCAATGTGGGGACGATGATGGCAATGACGCGCTCGATCCAATCAATGTCGACAACCGCGGCACTAAATGTCGCGCATCGACCGCTATGTCCTGGGTCAATGGTTACGCAGTTGGTGCTCCCAGCTTTACCAGGATTTTCCCCTGAAATAAATACGCCACCTTGAATTCGTGCTTCCCAACCAGCAATTGACCCGCCCATTACAGGTTTTGACAATGGATCAAGATAGCTCATTCCTCCATAAAAATCTTGAAGTACACCAGTAAGACCGTTGCTAAAAGTAATTGTTGTGCCAGCGATACCTACGCCAGATGTTACATATACCGTGTTGTCAAATTGCGCTTGAGCCGATAGTGCTTCATCCGCCGATGGAAAGCCCTGGCTTAATGCGGCATAACCTTGACCACCGCTACCTGGTGCAAAGATGATAATCCGGAATGCGTACTCTGCGGTTGGTGGCACAGGATCGGTCGATGTGCAAATAGTTGTCGGTGGTACTGCAGCAATAGCACCAAGGAACTCCGTATTAGCACGTACAGCCTGCTCCCTCCAGGCGTAAATCGCCTTGATGCGAGTCAAAAACGCAGGATTCATGGCGTCGTCATCCTCATCAAGCCCAAGACACACAGGATTGGCACGGCCCGGTGATGCCGGGCACGGACACCCCTCTGGCGGGCGCTTGGTATAGACAAAGGTCAGTTGCAGTGGCTTGGCATTGACGCCAAGCTGCACCGGGTTGAGGCATACCTCGGTCAGGCCTTCGTCCTTGTCGCGCTTGACCGGCTCAAAGCTGAACTTGTACCGGCCCACCGCCTGCCCCGCGCCTGCGAGCTTGGGCACGGTGAACAGCACGCTGTCACTGACAAAGGGCTGCCCCGTGATGGCCTCCCCGAGCTTGCCTGAGGCCGTGCCGGTCACGCTCCAGCGTTCCGCGCCGATGAAATCGGCATTGACACACTCGATGGTGACGCGCTCGGTGGGCGCGTTGGGCGCCGCCTCGAGGTCATCGAGCCGTATCCCGTCGCTGGCGATGACCATCGCGGTGGTGCGCAGCGGCAGGTCCACCACGGCCATGCCGCCCGGAGTGCGGTCATGGGTGATGACCCCGGCCACTTCGATCAGGCTGGAGGCGGCCAGTGCGGTGAGCAGGTCATAGAGCGTCTCCACATGATAGGTCTCCTCCACCTGACCTTGGCTGACCGTGACGGTGTACCCGCCGCTGATGGCATACACCTGCGCTCCCTCCGGGATGTCGCGCTGCGGCTGGGGCGAGAGGCCGTACATGAGCTTGCCCTTGTCCAGGGTGCTATAGGGGCGGTACACGGCCTTGTCAAAGCCAAAGCTGATGCGCGGGGTGGCCGGGTTGATCTCCCCGGCGCTGGAGAGCGGAAGTCCACCTAAACCGGCCCAGGAGGAGCTGCCCTGCATTGGGACGTCGGCCTTCCAGGCCTCCAGGGTGGTCATGGGTAGAGGCGTGCGCACAAGCTCCGGGGTCACGGTCAGGCGGATGGTATTGCCCGAAGCCCCTGGGGTCTTGGCACGCAGGCTCACCGACCCCAGGGCCAGGGTGGCCTGGGTGGTCACGGTCCCAAGGTCCGCGAGCGTGAAGGTCAGCTCCTGCACCGGCGCGTCGTGATCGATCTGTTCCACGCTCAAGCGGCCTGACCCGACCCCATCGAAGGCCGGGAGGCTGGCCTTTGGGGTGCCGCCACCCTCGATGATTTCCAGCCGGATTCCGGTGTCATCCTGCCCGCTGTACTGTCCGATCAGGCGCACGCGCCCGTTGCCTTGGCGGGTGATGGCGCGCGTGCTCAGTAAGGCGGAGGGCATGACACTGGAGGCCGTGACCTCGGCATCACGCAGAACATTGCTGTGATTGGCGATCAGTCGCGAGGGGGTGCAGCTCATCCGCTCAGTCCTCGTGCAGCCTGCTGGGTAAGGATGGGCGCCAGTTGGCGCGCCAGCATGTCAAGGGCGGCCCGGTCCAGCGACCCAAGCCCTGCGCCCTCGGTTTTCAGCTTGATGGACACGGTGCTTTCCCGTTGCCGCTGCTCGCTTTCCCTGCGCTGGCGCTCCAGGGCCTCCTGACGCGCGCGCTCCTCGGCGGCCTTGCGTTCCAGTTCGGCTTTCTGCTTGATCAGCTCCAGCTCTTCTTTCAGATAGCGCAAGCGGATTTGCGCCTTCTGATACTCCTCATCCTTGCCTTGCAGCAACAGACGCTGCATCTCGAGCTCCAACAGCTCGATGGCCAGGCGCTTTTCCCGCAGCATGGATTCCTCACGCAGGCGCGCAGCCTCTTGACGCTTGCCTTGCAGCTCAAGGATGTCCGCCTTGAGGGCATCATTGGAGTGCTGGGATGTAACTTCCAGCGCGGCGATTTGATCGTCCAGCGCCTTGGCTGCGCGCACCGCCCCACGCATGGAGTCGGCCAGGCTGTTGAAGGCATAGGGGCCTCTTTCAGCGGCTTGGTCGAAGGCCCGAGCCAGGATGGCGCCATACCGCTGGATATCCTCGGCAGCGATACCTGCCTGCACGGCCATGGCCTGCCATGTCAACGCGAACCCCTCGGCCGCTTGATGGGCCTGATGCATCACCACGGTGACACGCCCGGTAGACTCGGCCGCGCGATCTTCCGCCGCCGCGGCCCGCTCGGCCGCAAGCGCCCTGGCCTCGGCTGCATCGAGCGCCTGCTGCGCGGCCTGCTGCTTGGCCTCTGCGGCGGCGCGCACGGCTTCCATGACCTGCTGCTCGGCCTCGGTCACGCGGCCGTCGGCCAGCGCCTCAAGCTCCACGGCCTGGGCCTTTTCCAGCGCCACGCGCGCCTCTTCGGCCTTGGCCTGGGCCACGGCATAGGCGGCCTGCGCTTCGGCCTGAGCGAGCTGAATGGCCGCCTCGGTGATGGCATTGGCATCGCCCTTGGCCTTGGCGACCTCCAGCGCATTTTTGGCCGCCTCCACCCACGATTGGGCCTGCTTCTCGATCGCGCTGGTGTGGCGCTCCGCCGCCTGGGCCGCCTCGGCAAAGCGCTGGTTGAGCTCGCGCATGCTGGGGCTGGCGTGGATGGCCGCCTTCTCCAGCTCGATCAGGGACTGGGTGAGGCCTAGGCTTGCGGCCTGGGTTTTGAGCGCGGCATCCGCCACCCCGCCGTTGGCCGCGATGGCGGCTTCGGCATATTTCATAAAGGCCTGCTGGATATCCGCCATCGGCGCCTTCATGGCGAGCATGACCTCCAGCGCGGCTTTCATCTCGGCGGTGCTGGCCGTCATGGCCTCGCGGGTCTTGAGGCCAAACTGGGCATAGGCCTCGGCGAGACTTTGCAGGCCGGGGGCGGCCTGTTCGACCTTCAGCCGCTGCTCATCCAGCTTCGCATTCAGGCGCGTGACGGCTTCTTCGGAGAGGGCGTTTTTCTCGCCCAGCCGTTCGATGTGGGCGGCCGCCACCTCGATGTCGGCGCTGGTCTTGGCCTTGGCCAGCAGCGCCCCGAGCGCAAGCTCCAGTGCCTGCATCTTCTGGGTCGGGGCATCGGGCAAGGCCTGTAGCGTGACTTCCAGCCCCTGGAGGGCCAGCGCGGCCTCGTGGACTTCGGGCGTGAGGCGGCCAAAGGCCTCTTCGGCGGCAAGGCCAAGAGCTTTAAGGCTGGCGCTGGCGATCTGGTCGTTGATGCGGGCGAAGTCCTCCGCCGCCAGCCGCCCATCCTGATAGGCCGCCTGAATACCTTGCGCAAACCCTGCAAGATCGGCCGCACCCAGCTTGCCGACGAGCTCATGAATGGCTGCGTCAGCCTTGCCGGCCTGATCCTTCAGCAGGGTCAGCTTATCCACCAAGGCTGTGATGCCCTCGCCCTTGGTCAGGTCAAGACCACGGATGGAGTCCAGCAACAGCTCGGTGGTGGTGCTGGCCTTTGCGGCGGCCGAGGAGACGGTCTCAAGTCCCGCGGCCGCTTGCGCGCTGGCCTGCCCAAGGTCAAGCTGCGGTTGGCGCGCCGCGATGGCGGCCTCCGCGAGCGCCCCGTAGTCATCCTCGATCTGGGTGAGGCTTGCGGCCAGGCGCTCACCCGCGGCCTGCATGGTGTCGTCGGTGAAGGGGGCCTTGAGCAGCTGCCAGGCATAGTGGGCGCGTGCAGCCAGCTTGGTCAGGCCCTCGGCCAGGGCGATGCCCGCAAGCTCGACTTCGAGGAATTGCTCCTTGAGTCCAGTGCCGATGTTCCACCCTATCCAGCCAGACATGGCCAGGTGACCTGCGGCCTTGAGTGCGGCGGCGCTCTTGCCTGATTCGGCGACAAGATCGCCCATGGTTTTGTGTAAGCCGGTGACGGCCTTGGCGATGTCATCAACGCCATGAACACCGATCAGCCGCAAGGCCAGAAAGGCGGTCTTGAGCGCGGCGGCCGAGGCGGCCAAGGTGCCAAGCGCGGTGGCCGTGGCTGCCAGCCCTGGGTACATCTCGACAAACCGTGCAATGCCTGCAGCAGCATCGCCCAAGGATGTCACGACCGCACGGATGGCCGGCAAAAAGGTGCTGCCAAGGTTGATGGCGATGGTTTCCACACCGTTCTTGAGCAGCTGGATTTGCGCCTCGGTGGTCGCAAGGCGTGCTTCAAACTCCTTTTGCATGGCCCCGGCGGTTTGTGCCGTATCGCCAATACGGGCCAATGCCTTCTCATATTCGGCAAGTCCGCCAAGCAGGCGAGCGATGTCATCCTGATGCTCCGCCCCGAACAGGCGGGTGAGGATTTCAGCACGGCTTTGCTTGTCCAGCGCATCCAGGGTGCGTAGGAACTCGCTGAGCGCCTGCTGTGGGTTGGCGCGGATGTCGGCCGCGAGCTTTTCGGCCGACACCCCCATCAGGGTCAAGGCATCCTTGAAGTCCTTGCCCTGGACATTCGCCGTTTGCAGCTTACTGAGCAGAGCGTTGATGCCTGTTCCTGCCACCTCGCTGGACATGCCAAGGCTGAGCATGGTGGACGCCAGCGCCGCGGCCTGCTCGGCGCTGATGCCAAACTGGGCCGCCGTGCCGCCAATGCGCGTGAGCACATCCACGATGTCGCGCTCCTTCGCGGCCGTGGTGTTGCCCAGGGTATTGATGGCATCCCCCAGTGCGGTGATCTTCTCCAATGGAAGCTGGAACACATTGGAGAGTTTGGCGACCGCCTGTCCAGCTTCATCCGCCGTCATGTTGAATGCGACCGACATCTTCGAGGCCAGCTCGATGAAGGCCTCGAGCTGTTCCATCGGGATGCCCAGCTGCCCACCGGCGGCGGCGATCTCGGCAATCGCATCGGCCGAGAGCGGGATCTCGGTGGCCAGCTCCTTGATGCGCGCGCCAAGGGCCGCGATCTGTTCTTCCGTGCCGTCGACCACCTTGGCGACATCCGCCATGGCGGATTCAAACTGGATCGCCTGCCCGGCCGCGGCCACCAGCCCCGCGCCACTGGCGGCCATGCTCGCAAATGCGCCCTTGGCATGGGCGATGGACTCCGCCCACCCGTTGGTCTGGGCCTTCAGCTCACGGATGCGGTCCTCGGTCTTGAGCGCGGCCTGGGCCAGCTCGGCCTGGGTCAATTGGCCGCTTTGCTTGAGCCGCTCGTAAGCCGCGCGGGTGCCATCGATCTCATGCTGGATGTCCTGGAAGCTCTTCAGCCCAAGCAGGTCCTTGTCCGCCGCGACCTGCGAGAGGCGGCGGTAGGTGCCCATGAGCTCCTGCATGTCGGCATCCAGCGACTCCATCGCCACGCGCCCGGCCTCGATGTCCAACGCCAGCTTGTGGAAGGCCTGGATCTCTTCCGCGCTCTTGCCAGCGTCGCGCATGGACTGATTGAACGCGCGGGTAAACGCCTGGAGGTTGCTCTCCCCTTCGCGCTTGTCTACGCTGATTTTGATCGAGGCTTCGAGGTCTTTCGCCATGTCCGCACGTCACGATACGCTGCTTGGGCTTGCCATCATCTTTGGCTTCATCGCCTTCTTCTACGCGGCCGCCATCTTTGGGTTCGATGCCGGGAAGGTGTTGATGTACGTCATCCTCATCCCCCTTGGCCTGGCCATGCTTGGTGCGGCGCTTCTGGCGGCATGGGTGATCGTGGTGAATGTGCTCGGCCGTCTTCTTGGCGCGCGCTAAACCCTGCATCAAGCCCCTTCAATGCATGTTTAAAGGGGCTTTGGGCAGGGCTTAGACCGGCATACCCTTGATGCTGAAATAGCCCTTGAAGTCCGGGTGGCTGACCAGCTCAGGCACCTTGCGCACCTTGCCCTTGAGCTTGAGCGTGCCGGAGTTGTCGCCGATCAGCGTGACCGCGCCATCGGGCGCCCACTCCACCTCGGCAATCGTCACGCGCTGGATGATGTCCATGCCTTCATACTTGGCGAGTCCGTTCCAGACCAGGCTGGTACGCTTGGGCGTCAGGCTCGGCACGTGCTTGCCATAGGCGCTGTAGCTGTAGGCCGCCTTGAGCGGCAGATTCAGTCCCGTGATGTCGAGGATGCGAATGCGCCCTTGCTGCGCATCCTCGATGGTGTAGTGCGTGCCCACGGTGAGCGTGACCGGCGTGGTGGAGCTGTCGGTCAGCACCAGCGTGCTCGCGGTGATCTTCGGGTGACTGAGATACACCACGGTGTCGGGCTCGGCCGCAGGCAGGGTCTCCGCGGTCACGCTGCCTGCCGGCACGTCGCTGGTGTCCGTGTACATGGCCCGCGCGTACATGTCGCGGTCGTACTCATGCACCGTGAGGCTCACCTCGTAGTCCATGTCATCGATCACGGTCTCCTTCTTGCCCGTGCAACTGTTAAAGCGCTCGCGGGTGATGGGCGTGCCCGTGATGGTCAGCTCCGAGTTGGCACAGCCAATGCTGCGATGGTCAAAGCCCGAGGGGGATTCGGCATTGCCCGGCCGGCCAAAGGTGACCGGTCCATAGCTTGCGGCGCTGGAAAAGATCGTCTGTGCGGGCATGGTGGATTACTCCTTGGCAGTGGATAGGGTCTTGGCCTTGCGGAGAGGCTCCGCCTTGGGCGCGGGCGCAGGCCCGCGGTCAGGTTCAGGCTCGGCGATGCCATGCCGGATCAGCCAGCGGGCATCGTGCTCTGGAAGATCCAGGGCGGCCCCTGAGGGGTGGAACACCCCGGCATGGGTGTGAGGCTGGATCAGCTTGATGCGCATGTCATATCCCTCGCGAACGTGGTCTTGAAGGTGATCGGGAAAAAGCCCAGCCCATCCTGGATCATGTGCCCGCGTGCATCCGTAACCGCAAGCTGGCCGAACTTCGGCACGCTTAAGCCATCCAGCGTGGCGATGACCCTGTGCATCAGTTCGCCGGCCTCGTCGATCACGCCCGAGCCTGAGCGCACATCGCTGACATTGCGCACCACCACCACGGCATGCCAGGTCTGCTCCCACGACACCCGCCGGCCCTGACGCTCCACCACCCGGCTCTCGCCATAGACCAGCGCCACCGCGGGCGTGCGCAGGGCGTTGCGCACCGACTCATGCAGCTCGGCGGCATGAATGACCGCGGCATGCGGGTGGAGGGCCTCTTCCAGCCGCTGGGCAAGGAGGGGTCGCAGGCCGAGGAAATTCATGGCTTACACCACCTTGATGCACCACACACCGCCGGGGATGGGCGCAGGACTGGCCGCAAGGTTCGGCAGGCCGAAATAACCGCTCGGCGCGGTCAGCATGGGCATGGTCGAAAGGCCGAGCAGCCTCAGCTCACCCACACCCACATAGGTGCCCGAGGCTGCCTTGGCCGAGACGTTGAGGCGGAAGGCGCCATAGCTGTCGGTCAGCTTCGAGGCATCGAGCTCGAACAGCTTCTCGACCCCTGAGGCCCACCCCGTCACCCCAGCACGGCTATCGAGAATCACCCATGCGCCATCCTTGAGCGCTTCGAGCGTCCAGGCAGCCGGTGCGCTGATGTCCGATCCGTTGGCACGCGGGGTGATGCCGTAAGCCGTGAGATAGCGCACCTGCCCCGCTGGGAAGGTGTAGCTGATCCAGGCGCTGGTCACGCCACTGGCGGCCACCCAGCCCGATGGCTCGGCGCTCGACCCATTGAAGGCCTGCCAGGCGTCATAGGTGCTGGAGTAGACGCTGCTGGCCGCCGCCGTCCCGCTCGGCGCGGTGTTGCTGGTCATGGTGGGCGTGATACGGGTGGCCTGCGCCCGCGCCGTGATTTCATCCGGTACGTTGCTATAGGTATGCCCCAGCATCTCGAACAGCCCCGGGTGATCCGCGATGCTGATGGCGCGGCCATCGCATGGGACAAACCCATCCGGGATGGCCGTGGGAAGGAACGCCTGCAGCCAGCCTGGGGGCAGGCCGGCACTTGCGGCCGAGGGTTGCGCACCGATGGCGGACTGGATGGCATCGAGCCGCGCGATCACCGGCGCAAGATCCACAGGCGCGGCAGAGGATGCGCCGCCTGGCGCCTGTGCGATGGCGGACCGGATGTCCTTGATGATGTGGCCGAGCATCAGAGGCATGGCTTACTCCACGATCTCGATGAATCCGTCCGCGCCTTGCGCCGTGGCCCGAATGGCGATCACAGGCGTCAGCAGGGCATCCACGGTCGGCTCGGTCACGCTGCCTGCGGGCCAGGCATGCCAGAGCGTCTGACCGTTCTCGATGAGCTGCCGCTGGGAGAGGGTGTATTCCACCAAGAGGCTCCCGCCCTGGCCTGGGGAAGCGGCGATGGAGGCCGGGCAGGAGGACAGATAGACCGGGGCTAGGGTCTGTCCGGCCTCGATGCGATGACGGCTGCCGCGGTCAAGACGTTGCTTGGGCATCAGTAGGCCCCCCAGTCAAAGGTTTTGCCGGGTGCGCTCACGTGGATGCGGCCCGGAACGGCGGCGGTGGCGGTGTCGGCCTGGCCGAGGGAGGCGCGGCCGCTGGCGAGGTCACGCAGGTAGTCGTCCGCCCAGCGGGTGGCGCGGAGGACCTCCTCCGGCGCGGCATGGCCATACAGCCGGCGCAGGGCGATGGCGGCGATAGCGCTGGGCAAATCGGAGCTTGCGATCAGCGCCTCGCTCAAGGGCATGACCGCCTGATAGCGCGGGGCAAGATAGGTGTCGGCGTGACGGCTGGCGCGTTCGATGCCATCGAGCAGCACGGCCAGGGCCCGCTCGGCCTCATCCCGCGTCTCAGGGTTAAAGGCATCACGGCGCCCACCTTCAAAGGTCAGGCGCAAGAGCTCGCCCGTGACCTGGGGCGAGCGGCTGGCCCGCTGGGCCAGCTCGTCCCAGCCATCGGTGGCCGCCCGGGCCAGGTCCGCAGGGGTGGCGTAGCGGGTCACGTTCAAGGCTCCGCTCAGATGCCGCGCAGTACGCGGATGACCTCGCCCGCGGCCTGGGCCGCATCCAGGGCGTAGCCGTTGCCGGCACCGGTGGTTTTGACGATGGCCCGCCCTTGGGCGTCGGATTCGATCTCCCCGCCTGCCGGGATCGGTCCGCCGGCCTCGACCAGGATCACGCCCAGGGCGGCGACGCCGAGCTGTTCACCGGCATCCGCATCGAACAGGCTTGCGCCGGCCGCCTTGGCCCCGGCCGTGCACACATCCCCGGTCAGACCCACCAGGCGGCAAGGCTTGAGTGCGGTCATGGCGGTCATGGAGAGCGTCAGGATGGGGTTATGCGTTTTCATGCCTTGGCTCCTTTACGTGGTGCAGGTTGGGTGTGGTGTGCGGGCATGGTGTCGGACTCGGTCTTGGGGGCTAAAGCCCCTTTGCCCAGGCCATCCCCCGCGCGGGGGGAAGGCTCGACACCCATGCGCTCGATGAGACCCGCCGTGTACAGCGACCTGGCGTGCTCGTCCGCCAGCTCGATCCGCTCGCCTGGCCCATAGCGCCGGCCGTGATGCAAGATCGGGGTGTGGGTGATGCGATAGGTCTGGGTGCGCATGGTGGGTTACGCATTGGTATCGCTGATCAAAAAGCCTGCTTCCGCGCCCAAAAGGTAGGGGCGGAAGATGTCGGTGCTGCGGATCAGTTCGAGCTTGCCGTCCTCGGTGCGGGTATCCACCTGGGGGTAGCCCTTCTTGCGCAGGGTGTACCCGAAGCTGGGGTCATACGGGGTGCGCGTCCCGCCTTGGGGGACACCTTGGGGGACATAGGCCAGGATGAGGTTGTCGCCCCAGATGTCCGTGAAGGTGTCGCTGGTGTCGGAGACGTACACGCTCTGGCCGATGACGATGGTCTCGATCTCGAAGATCTGCTTCATATCCTCCAGCTGCACCAGGCGCGGGCGGCTGTCGGAGAGGATGGCCTTGAGCTTCGGGTGGCGCTTGAGGGCCCGCCAGGTGGCATCGCCCATGACCATGGTGTTGGGGTTTTTGGCGATCTTGCCGCGGATGGCGGCCTTGGCATCATCGATCACCCATTCGGGGTCGGAGTCGGCATGGGTGAACTGGCTGGTGCCGGAGAGCACCAGCTTGTTGCCGGCGGGGTAGAGCGCGGGGTTCTGGGCAAGGTCCGCGCACATCTTCTCGCGGCGCAGCTGGATGGATTCGGTCACCACCATGGTGGCGTGGGCCTGGAGCGGGAAGGCGCTCTCGGCATCCTCGCGGTAGTCGACGGGGTATTCCAGGTCATGCTCATCCAGCACCACATCGATGCTGCCGATGTCCTCCGGCTGGATGCGGTTGGACTTGGCGCGCAGGGCGCGCTCGGTGGTGTAGATGCGGAAGGCTTCCTTGCCGAATTTCGGGATCCGGCCCCCTTCCTTGTCCACCAGGGCGATGGGGAAGAGCGCCTCAGCGGCGAGCGAGGCGTTGCGGTAGCCGATGGCCAGATTGGTCAAAACCGGGTCAACGACCCGCAGCTTGGACAGACGGCTCATGGTCTGACTCCTTATTTATAGGCAATGGCGTGGAAGGCGGTGACGTAGTCGACCTGATGCTCCCGCATGTAGGCACGGATCTTCTTGTCCATGTCGATGCGCTCGGGCGCGGCGTTCTCGGCATAGTGGAGTGCCTCCTCGCTCGTGGGCTCCATGGCGCGCGAGCGGGTCGCCACCTCGCCAAACTCCACCCGCGGCGGGAGGGCAGCGAGCCACGCGCGCAGGGCTTCATGGAGGGGCTTGGCGGCCTCGCCCTCGCCAAACGCGACCGTTTGCCCCGTCGCATCCGGGGTTTGGGCAAAGTCCAGGGCGGCGGCCACCAGGGGGATGCTGTCGGCCGGGATGCGTGCCTCGGCCGCGAGCTTCTCGGCGAAGGCGGTGTTGGCAGCATGGCGGGCCTCGGCGGCGGCCTTGGCCTGGGCGGCGCGCAGTGCGGCCAGTTCTGTCTCCAGCGCCTCGGCACGGGCCTTGAGGGCGGCGACCTCTTCAGGTGGCATGGCGGGATCCTCCGGTGCAGGGGTGGGAATGGGGCAGGTGGGCAGGTCGCACGATGGCACCGCCTCGCCGAACTCCACGGTCACCAGGCCCTCCTCCTCGCCAAACTCAGCCGGACGCAGACCCTTGACGGCCGGCGGCTGAGCGCCGAGAAACCCGACATGGCGCAGGTACCAGACGCCGGGGACGGGATTGGCCGGGGCGTCGGGGCGGTAGAAGGAGGCGCTGACCTTCTTGAAGCGGCCGTGACTGACCATTTCGGCAAAGGCCGGATCGACCTGGTGCGGGATGGCGGTCAGGCCGTCGTCGCCTAGGACCAGCTTCTGGACCCAGCCATAGGCCGGGTCGTCATGCCGGGGGTGACCGACCACCAGCGGGGCTTCGTGCAGGCTCGGGTTGTAGGCCTGGGCCGTGGCGGCCAAGTCCGACTCGGAAAAGTGCAACGCCTCACCCGACATGGCGGTGTGCGTGCCCGGCTTGAAGATGTGGATGTGCGGCGTCGACATGGCAGCCTCATCACGTGGGGATGAGGCCAGTGTGCGGCACGCGCAAGGTGGGGTCTTTTAATGGAGATTAGAGCTTTGGGTGGATGACGGCCCCAAGCGCACAGGAGGTGGTGCGCGCATGGGGCTAGGCCGCTTTATAAAGCGTTTTACAGCCTCGATCCCGCCTTGGACCATGCATCCTAGCCTGAAGGCTTGTCAAAGAGCTCAGGCTGGCTCTCCTTGCGGGTCAGCGCTCTGACCTTACGGATCACGGCATAGACCCACACTGTGGTCACGCCATACTTGGCTGCAAGCTCCGAGTGGTTGCGGCCATTGAATTCCTGATAGATGGCCAGATCCCGCTGGATGAGCTTGATGCTGGTGCCTTTAGGGAAGTTGATGTGCCGGCCGCCCCAGTTGGCGGCCATCGTATCCACCAGCTCCAGGGCCAGGGCATCGGCGTCCTCGGCGGAGAGGCCGCGCTTGCGGCCAAGGTGGGCGGCCTGGTCGAAAAGATCGCGCAACAGCTCGGGGGCATCGCGCATCAGGCGCGAAGGCGGCAGCTCACGCAGGGTCATGGTCGAGCTCCGAGAGGTGGTCCCACACGCGGCGCAGGGCCGCATAGGTGTCCGGGCGCCGGGTTTGCGCGATGGCTAAAAGCAGGCCAGCGAGTGTGGTGTCGGGCGGGATCCGGCCGGTCTGCTTGAGGTGGGTCAGGCGCGCCTCGAGCCTGGCGGGCAGCACGCGCGCGGCCCACTTCTTGAGCGTTTCGATGATGCGCTCGCGGCGATGGCCGTCCGCCCAGTGCAGGTCATCGATGCCGGCGATGCGCTTGGCATAGGCGGCCAGTGCCGCTTCGCTCGGGTTATCCACCTCACCGAGGTCGTGCAGAAACAGCCACAGGGCGCGGATCAGCGCCACCTCCGCGCCTTGGGCTTGCCGGCGCTTGCCGGCCTTGCGCGGCGGGGCGGGCTGCCAGCCCTTGGCCTGCAACTCCTTGAGCACGCCATCGAGCTGATCCAGGCGCATCAAAGCGGCGCTCTCCGCCCCGTAGCGGCGCAGCAGCAGGCGGTAGGTGGTCTCGTCCAGGCCAAGCTGGGTGCGGGCGATGTGGATCTTGGCAATCAGGGCGCGGCGGCGGGTGGCGTGGCTCATGCGCGGGCTCCTTTCAAGCGGCGGCGGATCTGCGCAAAGGCCTCCTGGGCGGCCTGGGAGCGTGGCCGGGGCGCGGGGTGCTGGTCCTTGGGGGCCAGCGCGCAGGCGATCTCCATCCCCTTGCTCTGATAGGCCTGCCACACCATCCGGCGTGCGAGCGCCAGCGGCATGCCGCGCGCCTGAGCCAGATGCCTGGCGGCTTCCGCCAGGCGAGCCTTGTCGGCCTCACTCAACGCTGCGGCGCCCATGCGCAAGCTCCTTCGGTCCACACGAGCACACAGCCCTCGAGGATGGCCGAGCAGGTGATGGCGCCGCTGTCCGTGCGCTGGCGCAGAATGCCCTTCATGGGCACGGCGTGCAGCACGTTGTCGGTGACGTAGAGGATGGGGCGCTCCTGATGGAGGTCCACCTCGCACACCCCCACGCCCAACCCGCGCAGCAGGCGAGATAGGCGATTTGATTGGCTAAGACGGGTGACCAGGTGTGGATGCATAACGCGGGGTGCACGTGGGGTCTGCGAACCGGTGTACATCGATCTCGTCTCCTTCATTTCATGCTTAGGGCCGGCCATCGGTGCTTCCACGCCCCAAGGGCGGGGCGTTTCGAGCGTGGCTCAGGCCGCCTTTCCCCGCTTGGGCTTGGCGGGGGCCAGGGGTTTGAAGCTGATGGAGAGGGTTTCCTTCACCTCAAGGCAGGCGCGCAGCGTTTCCGCCAGCGGGTGGTCCGCATCGCTGGCCAAGGCCAGCAGTTTCTCGGTCGGCTGGTACTCCACGTGGATGTTCACCAGATCCACAAAGCGCTTGCCGATCGCGGCCTTGAGCCTGGCCTCATCCACGATCACCACCTGCTGGCGCAGGGTGATGGGGACCTCGGCGAGCTCATCAAGGGTGACGACGCTGTTGGGCGGCACCAAGGCCTTGAGCTCGGTCTTGATGGCATTCAGGCGCTGGGTGAGCGGCTTGATAGCCTGGTCTTTCTCCAGGCCCTCGAGCACCAGTTCCACCACGCGCGCGGATGCGGGGGCGGCCTCGCCGGTGGCTTTGTTCACGATCATGCCGTGGGGCAGGGTTTTGGGCATGGTCTTCTCCTCAAGGTTTTGGGGTTTAGGGTGGCTGCTCATCAGGCCCGGCCCGCCACGGCCGGGCGACGGGGCATGGCGCGGTGGAGGTCTCGCCTGCCCACGTTTCGCTCCTCACATGGCGCGGATCAGTTCCGCGGTCAGCCGGGGCACGCCAAGCTCCGCGGCACGGTTGAGGGCGCGGGTGAGCCGTCGAAACGCTTTATCGAGTCGATGGCCCAAACTCTCTTTGAAGAGGATGGCCTAGATCACTCTTCCTTTTCCATCATCACCCAAAAGAACGAAAAGATCATGGCCGATAAAATTCGCTTGCATACCCGTGTCAACCTGCAAACGAAGCAAGAAGACAACACAGTGAGCCATCAAAGTGCATGGGCTGAGATGGAACGTTATTTTGATGATATAAGGAACGCTGGCCTCTTGGAGAAATGATGTGAACAACATTGACTGGAGACGCGTCGGACTATTTCTTGCGATCTCCACCTCATCCGCCCTGGTTGGATGGTGGGGGCAGCCCTTTATACATGGCAATGACGAGGCCCGCGGCGTCATCGTTAACGTATTCTCCATCCTTGCCGGCTTTTTGATTACCGTGATGACGCTGCTAGGTGAGCCCGGCCTGTTTCGTGGGCGCACGTGGCGCTCCGACGCTGTCAAGAGAACAAACTTCTACCGCCGTCTTGTGCGCCACAAGTGGCTATTCATTTCTTATTTGATTGTCTTGGCTCTGGTTTTTCTCACTTCCATTGTTGCCAAGCTTGATCCTGAAGGCCGGATTGTAATGATTCTTGAGGGGTTCTTTCTCGGGTTCGCGACTTTCGCTTTCATCTATTCGCTTTTGCTTCCAAGCCAGTTGCTCAACCTCCAGTTGACACGCTTTGATGAATGGGTCGAATCACGACGTCATGCTCACAAGAGCGAGTCTTAGTCGAGCTCTAGGGATCTACAAACTCCTTTAAAAGACGCCCCCCGCCCCACCCCGCATCATGCGGGGTGTGTGCTTTTTGGGGGCGTCATGAAGTCCCGCCTGGTTGCCGCCGCGCTAACCCTTTCGGCCCTGGGCCTGGCCGGCATCGCCGTGCATGAGGGCTACCGCCCGCGCGCCTATGACGATGGCGTGGGGGTGCAGACGATTGGTTTTGGCACCACCACCCGAGCGGATGGCCGACCGGTGCAGCCGGGCGATACCACCACCCCGGAGCGCGCGGTGGTGCGGCTGGCCGAAGATGCTGGGCGCATCGAGCGGCAGATGAAGGCGTGCCTGCCCGCCGACCTCGCCCTTTACCCTCATGAGTGGGATGCCTTCGTGAGCCTGGCCTATAACATCGGGCCGGCCGCCTTCTGCCGATCGACCCTGGTCAAGCGCTTGCGGGAGACCCTCACCCCAGCCCTCTCCCAGGGGGAGAGGGAGCTTCTGTATGCCGCCGCGTGCGATGAGATTCTGCGCTGGACCAAGGCCGGTGGGCGTGAGCTGCCGGGGCTGGTCAAGCGTCGGCAGGCGGAGCATCGCCTGTGCCTCGAGGGGGTGCCGATGGTCGAGGTGGCCCGATGAATCCGCTGATCGAGGTCGTGGGCGCGGGGCTGGTGCTGGCCGCACTGGTTGGCGGCGGCTATCTCAAGGGCCGGGCGGATGCCGAGGCGGCGGCCAAGGCCGAGCGCCTGGCCGCGGTGGAGCGTGCCATTGCCCAGGCGGCCGAGCAGGCGGCCATCGATGCCGAGATTCTGCGTGCCCATGCCGCGCGCCAGCAGGCGATGCAGGGGCGCGCGCAGCGGCTCATGAAAGCGGTGGTGAAGCATGTGGAGAAACCTGTCTATCGCGACTGCCGCCTTGACGCTTGCGGCCTGTGCCTCGCCCATGCCGCAGCAGAAGGCGCGGATGGCGCGGCCTGCCCCTGTGGCCCTGATGACGCCCTGCCCGGCCCCGGTGGCGCCGGAGGACGCGAGCCTGGGCAGCCTGTTGTCGGCCTACGTGGAGACGGCGACCCGGCTGCATGCCTGTATGGATCAGTGCCATGCCCTGACGGTGTGGCTGAGGAGTGAGATAGATGGGCGACTGGATCGATAGGGCGCAGGCGGTGGAGGCGCTCCACCTGGAGCAGGCCTTGCGCACGCGCGCACCGGACGGGCCGCCGGCCTGTGGCGCATGCCGCTACTGCGGCGCGCCGCTCAAAGATGGCCGCCGCCGGTGCGATGCCTACTGCCGGGATGACTGGCAGCGCGAGCAGGACGCCATCGCGCGGCATGGCGGGGGGCGGCCATGATGGAGGGGGATGTGCTGGGTCAGGCCGTGGGCATGCGGGAGCTGTTGACGGTGCTGACGTTTGTGATGGTGGGCATGTTTACGATCATCGGGGTGCTGGCCAGGATGCTGGTGACCCGGTTGCTTGAGCAGTTTGCGCAGCAGTTCGCGGAGCAGTCGGCCAGGCTGGAGAAGCTGGAGCAGCGCCATCAGGAGCTGGATGAGAGGCTGAGGCGGGCGGCCTCGCATGAGGACATCGTCCGCCTGCATGGGCGCATGGATGCGGTGACGAGCACGCTCTCGGAGCTCAAGGGGTCCATCACGGCGAGCACGCAGGTGATGGCGATTGTGCATGAGTACCTGTTGAACTCGAAAGGAGGTGGCTGATGGCCACGTATGCCGAGGTGCTGTCCGGGCATCAGCGCTTGATGATCTTGCAGGTGCTGGCCGAGGACGCGGACTATGCGAGCAATGAGGTGGTGCTGTCCACCCTGCTGGAGTCGGTGGGGCATGGGCTGAGCCAGGACGCGCTGCGCGCCCACTTGCGCTGGTTGGCGGAGGTGGGGCTGGTGACGCTGGAGGAGGTCCGGCCCGTGGGGCTGTTGGCCAGGATCACGACGCGTGGCCTGGATGTGGCCCGTGGCCTTGCACGGGTCGATGGCGTGGCCCGGCCGCGGCCGGGGATGGGGGGCTAGGATGGGGCGCCCAAGCCGCATCAAGCAGTTGCCGCCGGATATTCTGGAGCAGTTGCATGCCCTGCTTCGCGATCCAAGGGTCACGCAGCTTGAGGTGGTGGCAAGCATCAACGCGCTTTTGGAGGAGCGCGGGGAGGTGCCGGTCAGCAAAAGCGCGCTCAACCGCTACAAGCTGCGCATGGATGAGGCCGGGGCGGCGATGCGTGATGCCCGGGAAATGGCCGAGATTTGGATCGCCAAGCTCGGCGCGGCCCCGCAGGGGCAGGTGGGGCAGTTGATCAACGAGATCATCCGCGTGCTGGCCCTCGATGTGTCTCTGGAGATCAAGCGCCTGGTCCACGGCGGGACGGTGGATGAGGAGCGGTTGCCTGAGGTGGTGCGGATGCTCAAGCAGCTGGCGGAGGCGTTGGAGAAGTTGGAGCGGGCGGCGAGCGATAACGAGCGCCGCGCGGCGCAGATCCGCGAGCAGGCGCGCCGGGAGGCGGCCGAGATGGCCGAGGCGGCGGCGCAGAAGGCCGGGGTGTCGGCCGATGGCATTGCCGCCCTGCGTGCGGCCATCTTGCAGGAGCTGAGCGCGTGAGCGAGGACGCCATTTTGCTGCCCTATCAGCGGCGCTGGATCGAGGACCCTGCGCCGGTGAAGGTGATCGAGAAGTCCCGCCGTATCGGTTTGTCTTATGCCGAGGCGGCGGATGCGGTGCTGCATGCCTCGGCAGCACAGGGGGCGAATGTGTATTACATCGCCTACGACAAGGAGATGACCCGGGGATTCATCGAGGACTGCGCCGGCTGGGCGCGGGCCTTCCACACGGCGGCCAGCGGCATCGATGAGTCCGTCATCGAGCAGGGTGATCGGCAGATCCTGACCTTTGCCATCCACTTCGACTCGGGCCATAAGATTCAGACCTTCAGTTCCAACCCGCGCAATCTGCGCTCCAAGGGCCGTCCGGGCGAGCGCCTGGTGATCGACGAGGCGGCGTTCGTGGATGATCTTGAGGCGCTGCTCAAGGCGGCCCTGGCGATGACCATGTGGGGCGGCAAGGTGCGGATCATCAGCACCCACAACGGGGTGGACAACCCCTTCAATACGCTGGTGGAGGATATCCGCTCCAAGCGGTTTGACTACAGCCTGCATCGGGTGACGCTGGATGATGCGCTGGCCGATGGGCTGTTCCGCCGGATCTGCAAGGTCACGGGGCAAGCCTGGAGCGCAGCGAAGGAGGCTCAATGGCGCCAGGCGCTGATCGATCGCTACAAGCCGAACCACGAGGAGGAGCTGTTCTGCATCCCGGCCCGCTCCGGCGGGGCATGGTTGTCGCGCGCGCTGATCGAGTCGCGCATGCATCCGGCCACGCCGGTGCTTCGTTACAACGCCCCCCAGGGTTTCGAGCTGTGGCCCGATCATCTGCGGCAGGCCGAGATGCAGGATTGGCTGGAAGCGAAGCTTGCCCCGGTGCTGGCCACCCTGCCGCCCGAGGGGCCAAGCTTCATCGGCGTGGACTTTGGCCGATCCGGCGATGTGACGGTCATGGCGCCGCTGATCCAGGAGCAGACCTTGATCCGGCGCACGCCCTTCATGCTGGAACTGCGCAACGTGCCTTACCGCCAGCAGGAGCAGGTGACGTTTTTCCTGTTGGACCGCCTGCCGCGCTTGATGGGCGGGGCCTTCGACAAGACGGGCAATGGGGGCTTTCTGGCGGAGGTGGCCTTGCAGCGCTATGGCCCAAGCCGCATCCAGCCGATCGCGCTCTCCGAAGGCTGGTACCGCGAGCATATGCCGCCGCTGAAGGCGGCGCTGGAGGATGGCCACCTTGTGGATCTGCCGAAGGATGCAGACATCCTGGAGGATTTGCGCCGTGTGCAGGTGATTGAAGGCGTGCCGCGCATCCCCAAGACCCGCGCGGTGGGGACGGATCAGGGCCAGCGCCACGGCGATGCGGCGGTGGCCCTCGCGCTGGCCTGGTATGCCAGCCGAGAGATCAACAAGGGCCCGGTGACGGTGGCGTCCAGCCGCCGACGTCAGGCGATGGCGATGATGGAGGGCTACTAAGATGAGCCGCCTGGGGGTGTGGGTCAGTCCCACGGAGTTTGTCGAGTTCGCCAGCCCCCGCCCGTCGCTGGCGGAGCACATCGCCACCCGCGACCGCAGCCCGGACTTTTCCGCGCTGGGGCTCTACCTGCCGAACCCCGACCCGGTGCTCAAGCGCATGGGGCGCGATATCGCGGTGTACCGTGACCTGCGCGCCGATGCCCACGTCGGCGGCTGCATCCGGCGGCGCAAGGCGGCGGTGAAGGCGCTGGAGTGGAGCGTGGAGCAGAGGGATGCGCCCGCGCGTGTGGCCAACAAGATCGCGGGCCTATTTCAGCGACTGGATATGAACCGCATCCTCGGCGAGATGATCGAGGCGGCGTTGTACGGCTATCAGCCGATGGAGGTGATGTGGGGGCAGGTGGACGGGTGGCTGGCGCCGGTGGATATCGTCGGCAAGCCGCAGGAGTGGTTTGTCTTCAGCCCCGAGGGCGAGCTGCGCTTCCGCTCCCGCGAGGCCATGCTGCTGGGTGAGTCCCTCCCCGAGCGCAAGTTTCTCCTGCCACGGCAGGAGCCCAGCTTCCAGAACCCCTATGGCCTGGCCGACCTGTCCATGTGTTTCTGGCCGGTGACCTTCAAGCGCGGCGGGCTGAAGTTCTGGGTGACCTTCACCGAGAAGTACGGCACGCCGTGGCTGGTGGCCAAGGCCCCGCGCCATACACCCAGCCATGAACAGCACAGGCTGCTCGACCAGCTCGAGGCCATGATCCAGGATGCCGTGGCGGTCATTCCGGACGATGCGAGTGTGGAGATCATCGAGGGCGGGAAAACCAGTTCGGCGGAGATCTACCGCGAGCTTTTGATGTACTGCCGCAGCGAGATCAGCATCGCCCTGCTCGGTCAGAACCAGACCACCGAGGCCAATAGCAACCGCGCCAGTGCCACGGCCGGACTGGAGGTCACCCGCGATATCCGCGATGCGGATGCCGCCATGATCGAGGCGGCCTTCAATACGCTGATCCAGTGGATCGTGGAGCTCAATACCGGCGGCCAGACCGCCCCCACCTTCCGGATGTGGGAGCAGGAAGAGGTCAACGAGGTACAGGCTAGGCGCGATGAGACCCTCAGCCGTGCCGGGGTGCGCTTCACCCGCCGCTACTGGATGCGGATGTACGACCTGCGGGAAGAGGATATCGCAGAAGGGGGCACGCCCGATCCAGCCGCTCCCCTGCAGGCCCCCGCCTTTGCCGAGGGTGAGCGGCCGCCACGGGATGAGCGTGATGCGCTGGTCGAGCAACTCGTCCAGGCCACGGCCGATCCGCTTCGGGGGTGGATCGATCAGCTTCGCGCCATGGTCGAGACGGCCACGAGCCTGGACGAGCTGCGCGATCGGCTGCTGCACGCCTACGGTGATCTGGATGCCAGCGCCCTGACCGCCATCATGGAGCTGGCCTTCAGCCTCGCCACAGCCCAGGGCCATGAGGATGTGGCCCGTGAGGCTGGGATGCTCTGATGGCGCTCAAGGCCGCGACAGGGCTGGCATTCGAGGAGCAGCTCGCCGCCCTGCACAAGCGCCTGGAAAACCTCGTGCCGACCGCGCGCTGGACCGATATGCGCCACCATGCACACGAGCGCGCCTTCACCGTGGCCGGGGCCATGAAGGCGGACCTTCTGGCGGATCTGGCCCGCGCCGTGGAGCGCGCCCTCATCGAGGGTAAGGGGCTGGAGGCGTTTCGCAAGGACTTCGATGCCATCGTTGCCCGGCATGGCTGGGACTATGTCGGTGAGCGCAACTGGCGGACACGGGTGATCTTTCAGACCAACCTTCTGACCAGCTATGCCGCAGGCCGCTTGGCCCAGCTCAAAGACCCGAAGCTGCTCAAGATCGCGCCCTACTGGCGCTATGTGCACAACGATTCGGTCATCCACCCGCGCCCGTTGCACAAACGCTGGGGCGATATGCGCCTCACCTTGCGCCACGACCATCCCTTCTGGACCACCCACTATCCGCCCAATGGGTGGGGATGCCGCTGTTACGTGGTGGCCGAACGTGGCCCCAAGCCCGGCGATGCCGTTGAGCCACCGGCGGGCTGGGACGCCGTCGATCCCAAAACGGGCGCGCCGGTCGGGATCGACAAGGGGTGGGACTATGCGCCGGGGGCCACAGTGCAGGATGAGCTGCGCGCACTGGTGCAGCAAAAGGCCGCGCAGTTGCCCAAGCCCCTGGGTCGCGCGCTGGAGGCGGATGTGGCCGCCTTTCTGCGCAAGCCCATCGCCATGATGCAAAATGCGGATGTCGCCTTTGCCCGTGCGGTGCGGGAGGTCTATCAATCCCTGCCGGAGGACTGGCGCAAGGCGGTCGCACAGGCCGGGTATCAGGTGGTCGTCACCCGGCGGCTGACCGAGGCCCTGCCGCGTCTTGTCGGCCTCACCCCGCGAGGCGGCAGGCCTGGCGAGACCTGGGATGCGCGCGATGGCATGCTCACTGCGGAGAGGCTGATCCTGGTCGCTCAGGAAACCATCCTTCGTGGTCAGGCGGTTCCCGTGCCAGTGGAGCGCGGGCAAGGGGTCTTGCTCCATGAATTTGGACATGCGTTGGATGCGCTGATGGGGCTGTCAGCCAACATGGCCGTGGTCGAGGCGTGGCGTAAGGAGGCACAACAGCTGCGCAAGGTGGACTTCCCAACCTGGGATGAGCGACAGGATCAAGGCTATTTCCTTCAACCTGAACCTTGGGGCATCAGCGAAACCGTCGCGGAACTGTTCGCCCGTCTCCACGGTGGTCGAACGGCTGAATCGCTGGATGCCCTAGCCCTTTTCCCGCAAACTGCGGACGTCCTGTATTCCCAGCTTTACGGGAGATCCAAGCCGTGACCCTGAAAGTACGCCTCTATCTTCTGCCCAATGGAGACATTCGCGGCGCGGGCGGCTGGGTGACCTCCCCGGAAGGCGACCATTATGAGGTCCGCTGGACATCGCCTGTCGGCGAGCCGATCTACGACATTCCCTACGAGATGGCTAAACGCATCGCGGAACAGGAGGGCGAACTGGTCTGGGATGAGGCGTCAAGCAAGCTCGTGCTGGAGCAGGACGCCTCATGATTGAGATCGAGCTCCACGACCGCCCGCTACTGAACGCCCTCAGCGAACTGATGCGGCGCGTCAGCGACCCCGAACCGGCCCTACGCGCCATCGGCGAAAAGCTGGTCGAATCCACCAAGCAGCGATTCGTCGATGGGCATGATCCCCTCGGGCAGGCCTGGGCGCCGAACACACCGCTGACGCTGGCCCTCTACCTTGGCGAGTACAAAAGCAGCTTCAAGAAAGACGGCACCCTCAGCCAGAAGGGCCAGCAACGGCTTGGCTCCAAGAAACCCCTCACCGGCAAGACGCGCGCCCTACAAACGACGATCAACTACCAGATCGTCGGCGGCACTTTGATGGTTGGCAGCCCTCAACCGTATGCCGCCATGCACCAGTTCGGCGGTACGACGTCGCCACGAAGCATGATCCCCGGCAAGGCGATCCCAGCACGCCCCTTCCTCGGGCTATCGGATGATGATAGGGAAGGCATCCTATCGATCATCAGAGGCTACCTTTCGGACGCCATCTGA